GGGGCCGCGGTATCACGCGGGCGCAGGTCGACCAGCACCAGATTGGCTATTGCACGAGCGGTCGTTACGCCGGGTATCTCGTATTCCCGGTTTGGCAGCGCGGCGTGCAGGTCTATTTCACCACACGCTACGCCGGGACCGCGACGGACGGGCGCAAGTCGAACAATCCGCCCAAGGCCGAGGGCTTCCACGGCAAATCGACGTGTTTGCTGAACTACGACGGCGTGCTGGGCCAGCCGCTCGTTGCCGTGGTCGAGGGCCCGTTCGACATGATGGCCTGGGGAAGCCGGGCGGTCGCGCTGATGGGCAAGGACATCTCGGACGCGCAGGTCGCGCTGATCGAGAGCCTCTGCCACGACGGGACTCGCGAGATCGTCGTGTCGCTCGACTCGGACGCCGGCACGTATGCACAGCGGGTCCACTCGCGCCTTCTCGGTCGCGTGCCGAAGGTGACGGTCATGCTCTTGCGCGAGGGAGACCCGCACGACAACCGGCACCAGCTCGACAAGCTCCTGGCCGGCCGCGGTGAGCCCGGCCCGGTCGATTTGGTGCGTTCTCGCTACAGATTCGGCTCGCTGGTCAGAAGAGCCGGCAAAAGTTACGCCTAGCGCGAGAAACACGCTATACTTGTGTCATGGTCAAAGCCTCGAACGCCCTGTCGTTTGCTGTTCCTGGGGTGCTCCACCTGACGGATCGGGTCGCGTTCATCGAAGCCGCGCGGGCAGCGCAAGGACGCTACGATTTGGTCGAAGCCTCCGACGCGGACGGGATGGACGTGGACGGCAACTTGAGCGGCACGGACGGGCGTCTGACCGCCCGCGCGTTCTCCGACATCTGCGCACTGACCCAGACCCCGGAGCCCTTCGTCCGCCGTGTGGCAAAGCGGAACGAGGCACTTGCGATGGACCTGATGCGCGACGCGCTGAACGGTGGCCTGCTCCGCGGGTGCGTGCTGCTGGTTGACACGGAGTCAGCGCGTGTCGACGGCGTGGTGGTCGAGGCCAAGCACAACGCTCCCGACGTGCCCGAACTGATGCACATGGCGCTGTCGTCGTCGAGAGACACTCGGTTCCATGGTGGGTGGATCTCGGGAACGTCGTTCCGCATGACCGCGACCAACGGCGCGCCGCTCGACGTGAAGACTGGCAAGAAGGCGCAGGTTGGCGACCTGATGGGGACGGGGTTCGAGATCGTGTCGGACATCGGCTCGGCTGCCCGCACGACCATCACGGACTACGCCGAATGCCTGTCTTGCCTGAACGGCCTGCTTGCTCGCGATCGCCAGCACTCTCAAGTCAGGGAGCACGCGCAGTTCGACCTGGACGACGAGCTGCTCAGGGCGTTCCTCCAGTCGCTTCGGCGTGCGACCGAGATGCATGGTCTTGCGCGTCGTGCGACACAGCACTTTCTCGATGGCCCGGGAGTGAAACACGTGATCGATCGCATCACGAATGGGCCACACCCGGCGGCCAGCCAGAAGCTGTGCGATCATGCGAAGGCCAGCGCCGTGGCGGCAGCGCAGCGGGATTGCCGGCAACCGGGCGAGATCTGTCTGTGGGATTTCGTGAGCGGCGTGACGGACGCGGCCAAGCACGCCACGACGGTCGAACGCCGTCGAGACATCGAGCATTTCGGCTACGCCCTGTTGAACGATGTCCTCTCGCCAAAGTAGACCGTCGTGCTTCAGCATGCCATCGCACTGCTCAGCGTGCAGATCGTGCGCGGTGCAGTCTTCGTGCTGGGACCAGCACGCAACTGATTTCGACGTGTTTCTGCTGCCAACCGCCAAGCCAGCCCGGATGACACGAACCGCAAGCGCCTACACGCTCGACCCATGCCGCAAGCTGTCAAACGTCCAGACCGCATCGTCAAGCCCGGAGCCGAGCAGAAGTCCGGCTGTTTCTGGTGCTCGCTCTTCCCGTTCAGCCAGGACTTCAAACAAGTAGGCGAGGCGCGGTTCCAGCGCGACGCCGCGAAGATCCTGGCGAGGGACCGGACCGCACATGTCGTGACGAGCCGGTGCGTGTCGGAACCCTGGACGAAGGTCAGGGTGCTGTTCGTCGGCGAGGCCCCAGGCAAGCACGAGGACACGCAGGGGCGGCCGTTCGTTGGCGGCTCTGGCGGCTTGCTTCGCAAGACGATCACGGCGGCGACCGGGTTGAAACCCGCGGACTACGGCTTCACGAACATCGTGTGCTGCCGGCCGCCGCGCAACCGGGGGCCCAATCGGACCGAGGTGCAGTCGTGCTCGCCGAAGCTGCTCCGCGAGATCGCCGCGAGGAAGCCCGAGCTGGTCGTGGTGCTGGGCAACACCGCACTGGAGTTCCTGACGGGCCAGACGGGCATCACGATGCTCAACGGCCGCGTGCTGAAGTGCATTCGGCCCGAGTTCCCCGACCTGAAGGTCGTGGCGTGCCTGCACCCCGCATACGTGCTGCGCTTCGATCACGAACTCGACAAGTTCTACTCGTCGATCGAGACGGTCGGGAAGATCCTGGCGGGCACGCACAAGGAGCTTGCCGGGGTCGGAACCTACGAGGTGCTCACGGACATCGACGAGGTCGAGAAGCGACTCGGGCTGATCTGTAAGCGCAGGAAGCTGACCGCGTTCGACTCGGAGACCGGGGGCGTGTCGCCGTTCCAGACCAAGTGGCCGAGGCTCCTGTGTCTGTCGTTCAGCTCGGAACGGAACACGGGCTTCGTCGTGCCCTACGATCACAGTGACGCGCCTGATGCGTTCCGCAAAGAGGGGCCTGTCCGGCAGCGGTTGAAGAAAGCGTTCCGCCGGTTCTTCGAAGACGCCGACGTGCCGAAGGCCGCGCAGAACGGCAAGTTCGACCGCAACCACATCCGCGCGGCGTTCGGCACGGTCCCGGTCAACGTGCTCGACACCATGATGCTGCACTTCGTGCAGGACGAGCAGCGCGGCACGCACGGCCTGGACAAGCTCGCGTTCGCGCACACGGGAATGGGCGGATACGACAAGCCGCTGGAGGACCACAAGGCTCGCCACCCGGACGCTGATCCGAAGAAGGGCGGGTCGTATGCGAACATCCCGGGCGAGGTGCTGTTCCCGTATGCCGCGATGGACGCGGACGTCACCCGTCGCGCCGTGCTGGCTCTCCGGCAGGAGCAGGGGTGGAAGGAGAACCAGCGGATGCAGCGGCTGGGCCTGAACTTCTACCCGCGGCTCAGCGACACGCTCGCGAACATCGAGTGGAACGGCGCAGCGGTCGACCTCGACATGGTCGCGTATCTCGACCGGCGCTACACGAAGATCCTGAAAGGGCTCGACGAGAAGATCCAGTCGGACCCGAAGGTCAGGGAGTTCCTGCGCGATGCCGAGGCCGAGCGCGAGGCGAAGCGTTCGGGGAAGCGAACGCGCACAGTGCTTGCGCCACTCACGTTCAACGCGGAATCGTGGCAGCAGCTCGGCAAGGTTCTGTTTTGCTACTATGGTCTGCGCCCGATCGAGCTGACCGACAGCGGCCTGGATATGATGAAGCATCGCTTGGAGAAGGCGATGGAGGAGTGGCAGGCAAAGCCGGGGAGCAAGATCCGAACGGCGAAGCCCGACTTCACCGATCAGGTCGAGGCCGCGATCAAGGCAAAGGAGTGGGACTTCTTCAGCACGAAGGCGGACGTGCTGCAGGAATACGTCCGCCTGGGCAACCCGCTGGTCAAGCTGATCCTGGACTACCGTGCGTCTGCGACGCTGCAGGGCACGTTCATCGTTCCGCTCCAGACGAAGCTCGACGCGAAGAACCGGATCCACGGCACCTATCTGATGCACGGCACGGTCACGGCACGCCTCGCGTCGCGCGACCCGAACCTGCAGAACGTGCCGAACAAGGGCGGCGGCCTCATCAAGCGGTGCTACGTCTCGCGCTTCGGTCGGGAGGGCGTGATCCTGCAGGCGGACTACTCACAGATCGAGCTGCGCGTGGCGGCGTGCTTGTTCAACGAACCCACCATGATCGCGGCATACCGGCGTGGGGACGACCTGCACACGCTGACTGCCATTGCGCTCTCGAAGCTGACGCCGGAGAGGTTCAAGAAGCTGCCCAAGGACGTGCAGAAGGGCTGGCGCACCCGCGCGAAGCGCGTGAACTTCGGCGTGCTCTATGGCGGCGGACCGCCCGCGCTCGTCACGACGCTCGCGAAGGATGGCGTGTTCATCACGCCAGAGGAGGCGCAAGAACTGATCGACGCCTATTTCGAGGCGCGCCCGGCGCTCAAGCGCAACATGGACAGGCTGATGGCCCGGGTGAAGAAGCTCGGCTACCTCGAATCCTTCACCGGGCATCGTCGCCGCGTCCCCGAGGTCTTCTCCGAGGACGAGAAGATCGTGGCGCGTGCGCTACGCCAGTCGGTCAACTTCCCCGTGCAGTGCGGCGCGGCCCAGATGACCAACATGGCGATGGTCCTGATCCAGGACGAGATGGATCGCCTGGGCTTGCGCTCGAAGCTGATCCTGACGGTTCACGACTCGCTCGTGTTTGACTGCCACGTCGACGAAATGGTGCAGGTCGGCCAGCTCGCGAAGCGCGTGATGGAGAACTTGCCCAAGCTGAGCGAGAAGGTGCTGCCTGGGCTCGACTGGTCGTGGCTGGTCGTGCCGATCGTGGCGGATCTCGAAATCGGGTTCACCTGGGGCACGGGTGTCGAACTCAAAGAGGCGAAGATCGGCAAGGACGACGAGCCGCGCGAACTCGACATCAGCGACCTGGACATCGACTACCTTTGGGCCGCGATGGAGGCGCGTCAGGCCGCGTGAGGAAGGTTCCGAGACGGATTGTCGAGCTGCGCAGCGATGAGGCACTCGCCGAGGTCGCCGCGGTCTCGATCCGCTTGGAGAGCGGCAGGGTCGCGAGGTTCGATGTGGCGGACGAGCTGGCCGTTTCGCATGACCCCGACACGTTGCGCGAGCAGGCCATGGCTGCGCACTCGCGCTACGCCTTCTGGGAGTATCAGGCTGCGCGTGCGATGCGCTTGCTGCGCGACCAGGAGGTTGATCTGGCGCGTCTGGAAGGCGACCTGCGCTATCGCTACTCAAAGGTCTTGAAGGCCGATGACCAATACACGTCATCTGCGACCGTTGAGGGCACCCTCGCGGGAGATAAACGCGTGCTAGCCGCAAGAAATAGGTTGAATCTGCTGCGTGAGCACTGGACCATCATCCGAGCACTGGCGGATGCGCACGACCACCGCGCACACCTGCTCAGACGTCTGCTTGCAAAAGACCAGGACTTGAAGGTCTGACCGAACCCCAACCCCGAAACCAACGAACAAGACACTCGACGTATGGCCAAGATCAGCGAAGCCCTCCGGAAGAAGCTACTCAACCAGAAAAAGGAGATGGGCTCCAAAGGAGCCATCATCGCGAAGAAGGAATGGACCAAGGGCCGCGTGCGGTTGCTGCCCTGCCAAGACGAACTGCCCGGTCGTCGCGTCGTCAGCTACTACTGCGAATCGCTCCAACGCGACCGCAAGGGCACGGTGAGCCCCGAGACCTTCGGCATGCTGTGCCCGGTCGCGGAAGCGTTCAAGGAACTGTGGAAGGACGAGGACAAGGAGACTCGGGATCGAGCCCGCGAAACGGTCAGGACGTCGGTCGAGTATTTCGTTCCGTGTGTCGTCCGCGGCTCCGAGGGCACGCCCGAGGCCCCGAACATCCAGATCTTCCCCTTCGGCAAGCGAGCCTACGAGCGGATCCAGGACTTCGTCCTGGACGAGGACGTGCCCGACCCGGACATCACGCACCCGACGGAGGGCCGTGACCTGCTCGTCAAGAAGCAGGGCCAGAAGCTGGAGACCGTCTGGACGGTCGACAAGCTCGACCCATCGCCGCTGCACAAGGACAAGGCGATGCGCGCGGCGCTCCTCGCAGCCGCGGAGAAGTTCGACGTGGACGAGCACATCGGGGCGATCGACTGGGACGTGCTCGCCGAGATGTATGAGGCCCTGCTCGGAAAGAAGATGCCGAGCAGCTACCGCACGTCGAAGAAGGCGAAGCCCGCGGCGAAGTCGCACGACGAGGACGCGGACGGCACGGACGGCGAGTCCGAGTCGGCCGAGCGCAGCGATGAGTCGTCGGACGAGATCGTGAAGGGCTCGCGCGTGTCATTCGCCGACGCCGACAACAACACGATCGAAGGCACGGTGACGGCGCTCGACGACGGAACCGCTACGGTCACGGACGACGAGGACGGCGAGTGGGAGGTCGAGGTCACCCTGCTCACGCTCGTTGCGGCCGACGGCGACGACGGCGAAGCTGGGGACGGTGCGGAAGAGGCCGCCGAAGCCGGCGTCGAAGAAGACCCCGAGATCGTGAAGGGCTCGCGCGTGTCGTTCGACAACGACGGCGACACTGTGGTCCCCACCGTGACGAAGCTCAAGGGCGACAACGCTACGGTCACGGACGACGAGGACGGCGAGTGGGAGGTCGATGTCAGTCTGCTCACGCTTGCCGAAGACGAGACGAACGAAGCGGGCGACGATGGTGAGGCAGACGGCAGCGGTGAGGAGGACGAGGCCGAGGAGGCTCCGCCGAAGGTCACGCGCAAGGCTCCGCCCAAGCCCGCGCCGAAGCCGAAGGCGGACGAAGACGAGGCTCCGCCGAGCCGCAAGACGGTGGCACGCAAGCCCGCGGCCAAGCCGGCGGCCAAGGCGGCGGAGAAGATCCGCAAGGCCGGCCGGAAGTAGTTCGCGCTGGCCGCTCTGGCACTGGCCGGAGCGGCCTGCTCGGAGGATGTCATGCCACTACGCCAAGGTGACACCGTGTCACTGTCGGTCCGGCCGGCGGTGCAACTCTCGCGGTATCAGCATCTCAAAGCTTCGGCGTCCATCACCAGGACGCTTGGGAACGACCCGGAGGCCGACGTGCGCGAGATGCGCGTCGAACTCCGCCGACTCTACCTCGCGACGGTGCATGACGACCTGACTCTGATGGGCGAGCTGACGCAGCTCGTTCGCGACGACGGCCGGACCGATGCGATCGCCGACTACGCTCTCAGGAACTCGAAGATCCATGTCACCAAACAACCCAGTGCGCCGCGTCGTGCGCCGAAGCGCGCCTAAGGGCCCGGCAACCACCCAGGTGTTCGCGCCGAAGGTCACGGCGAATCCGGTCGCGCAGTCGATCGTCGCGGCGATCCGGCAACGAGTGAAAGGCTCGCATATCGACACGCTCGATCGCACTGCCGCATTGTCCGACGTGAAGGAGTGGATCCCGTCAGGGTTCGCTGGTCTCGACCAGATCCTCGGTGGCGGCTGGGCAGTTGGCCGCGCGAGCGAAGTGTTCGGCGACGAAGGCTGCTTCGTCGGCAGCACACGTGTCAACTTCCAGATTCGCACCAAGGGTGGCGGACTGGTCAACTCGAAGGGCGGACGGCTCGACCGCCTATACGCGCGGTTCCACCGGCTACGCGAGGGAGGCAAGGGTAGGAATCGCATGGTGCCAGACGGCTGCGAGTTCTTCGCGCCGTCGTTCACGCGGTCTGGTCGTGTTGTGCAGAACCGGATCGTCGACGTGAGGTCGAACGGGAAGAAGCTCTGCTACAGACTCACTGTCGAGGACGGGGCTTCGATCGACGGAACACATGACCATCTGTTCTGGGTCGGCGACGAGTTCCGCGAGATGCGGAACCTTGCTCCCGGCGACACGGTGTTCGTGCATCGCAACGTGCGCATGATCCAAGATGATCCGCCCGAGCGTGCGCAGAAGCGGTCGTTCCTGTTCGTGAAGGCACATCCGGTCGCAGGTGTGCGGATCGTTGATGGGCGGTATCGCTATCACCGCCTCGCACGGTCTCGCGCGGTGATCGAGGCCAAGATGAACGGGTTGAGTCTTGAGGACTACGTGGACCGTCTGAACGCTTCGGACCTGGGGGCTCTGACCTTCTTGCCGCGCGAGCAGAACGTGCATCACCTAGATGGTGACTGCGCGAACGACGCGATCGAGAACTTACGCGTCGTGTCGCACGCTGAACATGCGAAGCAGCACGCGGTCGAGAACGGGGACAGTCGCGGCTTCGTGTTGACGCCAGTCAAGGTGGTGTCGATCGAGCCGGTTGGCGAGCGATCTGTGTTCGACTTGGTCATGGCCGAGCCGCACCGCAACTACATCGCGGGAGGGTTCGCCGTGCATAACTGCGGCAAGACCGCGATCGCGCATCG